ACGTGGTGCTGACCGACGTGGTGCCCACCAACACGACATTCGTGCCCGGCACGCTGACGATCGGCGCGCCCGGCGTGCTTGGCATCACCTGCACGCTGTCGTCGCTCGGCACCACCACCGGCTATACCGGTGCGTACGACACCTCGACCAAGACGGTGACGGCAACGATCCCGACCGTCGCGGGCAGTGGCTCGGTCGCCGCGTCGTTCCGTGTGACGATCAACTAAGCCGACCCGTCCTCCACCGCACTACAGGAGAACTGCGCTTCCGGCGCGCGTGGAATGACGCGCGCCGGAACGTGACCCCCCATGTCCATTGTCCGCCACGCCTTGAAGACCAGCGCGCTTGCGCTTTGTCTCGGTACTGTCGCCGCGCCCGCGCTGGCGCAGCTGGTGGATCATGTCGACAATACCGCGACGCTGACCTTTACGGGCGCGAACGGACCCACCACGATTCCCTCGAATACCGTCAGCCTCGCCGTCGATCGCACCAAGCTTCCGACGCGGCTGAGTTTCCGTCTTCTCCCCATCGGTTATCAGCTATCCGGCGCAAAGTGCGAGACCGTGCCCGCGGTTCAGTTCGTGCCGGCGCCGATCGACGCCGCGACGCTCGCGGCAGCCCCGCCGCTAAAGTCTCTCGACGTCAACGTTGCGCAGATCATCGTGCTCGAGAATGCGCCGGGCAATACCGATCCGTTGGTACGTGACACCGACTGGATCAACGTGACCTCGGACGGCCGCACCAGCCCGCTGCCGTTGCTGGAGACCGGCCCGAACACGGGTGTCTTTGCCGGAGGCGTGCCCGCGATCTCCGATGACGACCCTGCAATCGCCGCCTGCAACCCGGACATGGGGCGCGGGCTGAACCTGGTCCTGTCTTTCGACGAGGATGACTTCAGCTACGCCTCGACCGCATCGATCCTGGTCGATCCGGCTGGTTACGTGTTCGATTCCACCTCCGGCGCGCTGGTCGACGGCGCGATCGTGTCGTTGCTCGACGACAATGATCAACCCGCCAAGGTGTATGGCGACGACGGCATCAGCGCTTACCCCGCCACCGTCACCAGCGGCGGGGCGGCGAACGATGCGAGCGGCCGGGCGTATGACTTCAGCCAGGGAAACTACCGTTTCCCGCTGGTCGCGCCGGGTACCTATCACATCAAGGTGACACCGCCGGGCCATTACACCGCGCCGTCGATCAAGTCGGCGGCGGAACTGGCCGCGTTGCGCGACCCGGTCGGCAAGCCGTTCATCCTGAACGCGGCCTCGACGGGGGGCCGCTTCACGATCGCCGACGCCAATCCGTTCTACACGGACATTCCGCTCGACCGCCCCAAGGATGCGATGCTGCTGCTGACCAAGATCGCGTCGGTGCGCGAGGCGTCACCGGGCGATTTCGTCCAGTACCGGCTGACGCTCGCCAATCGCGACACGGTGCCGGTCACCGATATCCACCTCACCGACCTGCTGCCGTCGCCCTTGCGCTATGAGCGCGGCTCGGCACGCGGCGTGAGCGAGCCGAGCGTGTCGGCGGATGGCAAGAATCTCGGCTTCATCGTGCCGCGCCTCGCACCCGCGCAGTCGATCGATGTAACCTATGTGGTTTCCGTCAAGCCCGGTGCCGCGACCGGCGAGGCGCTCAACCGCGTGCTCGGCTCGGGCAGCAACGGCGCGACCTCGAACGAGGCGGCGGCGTCGGTACGGGTGCGCCCGCTGCTGTTCACCGACGGCTTCACCATCATCGGCCGCGTGACCGAGGGCGCGTGCGGCGACCCGGTGAGCAAGCGCAAGGGCCTGGCCGGTATCCGCCTGCTGATGGAGGACGGCACCTATGTGTCGACCGACCGCGACGGGCTGTATCATTTCGAGGGCGTCCGCGTCGGCCGCCATGTCGTCCAGCTCGACACGCAGAGCATCCCCGCGACCTATGAAGCGGTGGCGTGCGACGTCGATACGCGCCAGGCCGGCAGCGCGATCTCGCGCTTCGTCGAGGCGGACGGTGGTTTGCTCAAGCGCGTCGATTTCCAGCTTCGCCCGACCGGCAAGAAGGCCGCCGCCATTCAGCCGCTGCCGATCACCGTGGCGAGCGACGCCGATGCCGCGGGCAACCGCGACTGGCTCGCTGGCCAGACCCCGGGCGTGGACATGCTGTTCCCGGCCGAGGGCCATAACCCCCGCGCGCCGACGCTGCGGGTCGTCATCAAGCATCTGCCGAGCCAGCGTGTTGCGCTTCGCATCAACGGTGCGATTGTCGATACGCTCGCCTTCGACACCACCGACGTCGACCAGGCGCACGGCGTGGCGGTCTCGCGCTGGACCGGTATCCCGTTGAACGAGGGCGACAATCAGCTCGAAGCCCGCGTGCTGGATGACAAGAGCAATCTCGTCACCACGCTGACCCGCACCGTCCATTCCGGCAGCGTCGCGGTGCGCGCGACGTTTGCGCCCGAGCACAGCCGCCTCGTCGCCGATGGCCTGACCCGCCCGCTGATCGCGGTGCGCGTGACCGATCGTGATGGCCGTCCGGTGCGCGACGGGACGATCGTGCCGTTCCGCGTCGACCAGCCCTATACCGCCGCGATCGAGGCCGAGCTTGAGCAGGCGCGCCAGACCGTCGGCAAGGGCCGCAGCGCCACCACCGCGCGCGTGATGGGCGACGACGGCCTCGCCTTCATCGCGCTGGAGCCGACCACGCAGGCCGGCGCGGTGCACGCCACCGTCACGCTGACCGAAGAGAAGGTGACGCGCGACAGCGACATTCGCGCATGGCTGGCGGGTTCCGCGAAGCAGTGGACCGTCGTCGGCTTCGGCGCGGGCACCATGGGCTACGACACGCTGAAGTCGCGCTCCAGCGCACTGCCGCGCGCCGACCGCAAGCGCGTCGTCACCGACGGGCAGATGGCGTTCTATGCCAAGGGCCGCGTCAAGGGTTCGTGGCTGCTGACGCTCGCCTATGACAGCGACCGCAAGTACGACCGCGATCGCGGCCTGCTCGGCCAGATCGACCCCGACAAATATTACACCGTCTATGGCGACGGTTCGCGCCAGGGCTATGACGCGCCGACCGCGAAGAAGCTGTACGTCCGGCTCGAGCGCAAGGAACTCTATGCGCTGTTCGGCGACTATGAGACCGGGCTGACCGATACGCAGCTGATGCGCTACAGCCGCACGCTGAACGGTGCCAAGATCGGCTACGAGGGGCGCCACCTGCTCGTCACCGCGTTCGCCGCCAAGACCGACCAGCGTTATGCGCGCGACGAGATCCAGGGCAACGGCCTGTCCGGCCCATACCGCCTGTCCGGCCGCGATATCGTGCCGAACAGCGACCAGGTGCGGATCGAAGTGCGCGACCGGTTCCGTTCGGAGCTGATCGTCTCCACCACGCAGCTGACCCGGCATATCGATTACGACATCGACACCTCGCTCGGCACGTTGCGCTTCCGCTCGCCCGTGCTGACGCGCGACGGCAACCTCAACCCGACCTTCATCGTGGTCGATTACGAAACCTACGGCACCGGCAACAAGATCGTCGGCGGTGGCCGGGTCGCGACGCGCTTTGCCAAGGGCAAGGTCGAGGTGGGGTTAAGCGGGCTGCATGACGAGACGGCGGGCAACGCCTCGTTGGTGGGCCTCGACCTCAAGGCGAAGCCGACGCGCACCACCGAAATCCGCGCCGAGGCATCGACCGGCGGACGCACCGGCCTCAACGACGGCAAGGCGTTTCTGGCGGAAGTCGAACATCACTCCTCGGGCAAGGATGCGTTGTTCTACGTGCGCCAGCAGGATTACGGCTTCGGCGTCGGCCAGCAGAACGTGGTGGAGGCGGGCACGCGGAAATTCGGGTTTGACGGCCATGTCGTCGTCACGCCGAAGATCACGGTGACCGGCAGCGCCTGGCATCAGCAGCAGCTCGACACGCCCGGCACGCGCACCGCCGCCGAGGTCCGCGCCGAATACCGCCGCGCCACCGGCACGATCTTCGTCGGCGCGCAGCTGGCGATGGATCGCGGCATCGACGGCAAGGATCGTGACTCGCGCCTGCTCACGCTCGGCGGCACGCAGGCGCTGATGGGCGGCAAGCTCGGCATCACTGGCCAGACGCAGTTCGCGCCCGGCGGCGACAAGGCGAGCGTCGACTTCCCGGTGCGCCACCAGATCACCGCATCGTACCGCGTCACGCCCGGCATCCGCCTGATCGGCGGCTACGAGATCGCCAACGGCAAGGATTACACCGCCAATACAGCGCAAGTCGGCTTCGACGTGAAGCCATGGACCGGCGCCAAGCTGATGAGCACGCTGAACCAGCAGGCGATTGGCGAGAACGGCCAGCGCACCTTCGCGCAATACGGCATGAACCAGTCGCTGCCGATCGGCCAGCACTGGACGCTGGACGCCTCGCTCGACGCGAGCACCACGGTGCGCGGCAAGATCCCGGCCGGCGCGGTCATCAACGCGTTCCAGCCGGTCGCATCGGGCGGCAGCCTGTCGCAGCAGGGCCAGGACGCGAACGGCAATTACGTGGCGGTGACGTTCGGTGCCGGCTACCGCGCAGCGAAATGGTCGTGGAACGGGCGCGGCGAGTTCCGCAACGGCAGCAGCGACACGCGCTGGGGCTTCACCAGCAACCTGTTGCGCACGCTGGGCGAGGGCAAGACGCTCGCCTCCGGCGTCAAGTATAACCGCGTGACGGACAAGACCGGAAAGGTCGCGACCTTCCTCGATGCCGACGTGGCGCTGGCGTATCGGCCGCTCGACAGCCGCTGGTCGGTGCTGGAACGGCTGGAGTTGCGCAACGAGAAGGCGGATGCGGGGGTGAGCGCGGGCAACGTGCTGGGCGTGTCGAGCTACGGTTATGCCGGGCAGACGACGCTGCGCCTCGTCAACAACCTCGCGCTCAACTATCGCAGCGGCGCGGAAGGCGTCGGCCACGGTTTCGAGGCGACGGTCTATTACGGCGCGAAATGGGTGCGCGGCAGCTTCGGCGACGACGATTATACGGGCTATATCGACGTCACCGGGTTCGACCTGCGCAAGGATGTCGGCCGCAAGTTCGACATCGGGGTACAGGGTTCGGTCCAGCACGCATGGGGTCGGGGCAGCTTCGCCTTCTCGGGCGGGCCGTCGGCGGGGGCATCGCCGGCACCGAACCTGTGGATCAGCGCGGGCTACAACGTGGCGGGCTACCGCGACCGTGATTTCGAGGAGGACCGCTATACGCGCAAGGGTCCGTATGTCACGATGCGGCTCAAGTTCGACCAGCTCGGCCTCGGTTCGATCGGGCGGCGTTTCATGGGAGCGGGGCGATGAGCGGGATCGTACGGTACCTGATCGTGTTGCTGGCGATGCTCGCCCCCGGTGCCGCATCGGCCGCCGATGTGATCATCACCAGGACGACGACCGCGATCTCCGACTCGATGCAGAACATCAATCCGCGGCTGTTTACCGATACGGTGATGGATTACCGGATGAACATCTCCAACCCGCTCGGCAACGCGACGTCGTCGGTCAGGAACATCAAGATCATCGAAAATATTCCGACGAACTGCGATCTTCAGGTGACCGACATCGGCGCCGCCGGCAAGGGGCCGGTCGAGTTTCAGGATGGTCTATTGCTTGGCCTGCTCGGCAGCGGGCTGACCTATACATATGATACCACGCAAGTCGACAGTATCGAGTTTTCGACAGACGGCCTTACCTGGGTGTCGAATGCCGCCGCGACAGTCGGGAACTATAATCCGAGTATCCGGGCGATCCGTATCACGTTGGCGGGCACCTTCGTGACGACGGGGGCCTTCCAGCTCCGCTACCGGGTGAAAATCAGATAAGGAAAGACCCATGACCAACACCAGGGCACCGCGCGCGATCGGCCTGTCCGGATGTGACGAGATCATCGCGCGCAAGGCGGCGGACCTTCTGGAGGACAAGGCGGCAAGCGGGACACTTGCCATCGAATCCGACATCGCCACCGCCATTCGGGAACGCCGGCTGGACGATGCGATGACGCTACAACGCGCGGCGTTCCGCGCCCGGATGCTCGGCGGTATCAACCGCGCGCGCAGCGGTTTCGACCGGGAGCAGCGCGTGCTGCTCGACATGCCGGCGGAGCGGCGCGCGCGGCGACGATCGGTGACGTTGCTGACGATCGGCAAGATCGCGATCGGTCGGATCGAGCATCCGTGCGTGGTGCGCGACCTGTCGGAGGCGGGCGCGGGCATCGCCTGCGACGTGGCGCTCGACGTCGGTCAGGCGGTGACGCTGGCGATGCGCGGGCTGCCGCCGACACCGGCGCGGGTGCGCTGGTACGACGGCAAGTTCGGCGGCGTGCAGTTCGATCAGGTGCAGGACATGCAGGTGATCCTCAGCGTATCGCTGCGGCGTGACGCGGACGTGCCGCGTGCGCCGCGCGTCGCACTCGAAACCCCGGTCGTGCTCACCGCCAGCGATCGCGGCTTCGCGATGGTGGCGGCGGATATCTCCCCCGGCGGCATGAAGCTGCGCGGTGGCTGCGACGCTGCGATCGGCACGACCGTCGCGCTGCGCGTCGGTGCGGTGCGCGAGGTGCTGGCCGGTACGATCTGCTGGCGACAGCCGGACCTGATCGGCATCCGGTTCGCCAAGATGCTGACGCCGGCACAGATGGCGCAGCTCGTTTCCTCCGGCAGCGTGTAACCAAATAGGATAAATACTTCTGTCCTACAGCATACCGCCGCGTCTAGGAGAGTCGACATGACGAGGTGTCGCCTCCAGCGGGGGAATGCGGGATGGGTGAGGGTGTTGATGATCCGCGACGCCGTGGGCGCGCGATGGTCGGGTGGACGAAGCGGATGCGCGGCGTGTTCCTCGACGCGCTGGCGCTGGGCGGCAACGTCCGGCAGGCGGCGGACGCGGCGGGTGGCACGCACGATACGGCCTATGCGCTGCGGCGGCGTGATCCGGCGTTTGCGGAAGGCTGGGACGCGGCGGTGCTGACCGTCTATGCGCGACTGGAGGCGGAACTGCTGGCGCGCGCGATCGGCGGCGGTCCGGCCGAGTTCGACGCCGCGCTGGCGCTGAAGGTGCTGGCGCGCCACGAAGGGCAGGTACCGCGCGCGCGGGTGCGGGCGGGGACGGAGCGCACCGCGTCGCTCGACACGGTCGAACAGTCGCTGACGCGCAAGCTGGCGGCATTGGCCAAGCGCATGCCGGTGGCGCCATGAACGGGGAGACGCTGGTGCTGCTGGTGCGGCAGCTTGCCGCGCTGCCGAGCAGGGACCAGGCGCGGGTGATCCGCAGCTTGCCGGCAGAGGAGAAGCGGGCGCTCAACGCGGCGTGGATCGCGTGGGCGCACACCGGGCAATATCGCCCCGAAGGCGACTGGCGGGTGTGGCTGGTCAAGGCCGGGCGCGGTTTCGGTAAGACACGCGCCGGTGCGGAGTGGGTGAGCGAGATCGCGCGGGCGAAGCCGGGGGTGCGGATCGCGCTGGTCGGTGCGACGATCGAGGATGTGTCGCGGGTGATGGTGGAGGGCGACAGCGGCGTCCTCTCGGTCGCGCGGCCGGACGAAAGTGTCGGCTGGCGGCGCAGTACCGGCGAGATCGCCTTTGCCTCGGGTGCGAGCGCTTACGTCTATTCGGCGGAGGCGGCGGAGAAATTGCGCGGGCCGCAACACCACGTCGCGTGGTGCGACGAGATCGCCAAGTGGCGGCACGGCGAGGCGGTGTGGGACAATCTGATGCTGGGGCTGCGGCTTGGCGATAAGCAGCAGGTGCTGGTGACGACGACGCCGCGGCCGGTGCCGCTGCTCAGGCGGATCATGGCGATGGAAGGCATCGTGACGACGGGTGGCGCCACGCGCGACAATCCGCATCTCAGCCCCGCCTTCGTCGCGGCGATGGAGCGCGATTATGGCGGCACGCGGATCGGCCGGCAGGAGATCGACGGCGAGCTGATCGACGATCTGCCGGGTGCATTGTGGACGCGCGCCGGGATCGAGGCGTGCCGGGTGGCGCTGGCCCCCGCGCTGGTGCGCGTGGTGGTCGGCGTCGATCCGCCCGCCGGTACGGAAAGCGGCGAGGGCGATGCGTGCGGCATCGTCGCGGCGGGGCTGGGCGAGGATGGCCACGGCTATGTGATCGAGGATGCCAGCGTAATCGGCGAAAGCCCGGAGGGCTGGGCGCGCGCGGTGGTGGCGTGTGCCGGGCGGCATGCGGCGGACCGGGTGGTGGCGGAGGTCAACCAGGGCGGGCAGATGGTGCGATCGGTGCTGGAACGCGTCGATCCGTCGCTGCCGATCGTGTGCGTGAACGCCACCCGCGGGAAGGCGGCGCGCGCGGAGCCGGTGTCGATCGAATATGCGCGGGGCCGGGTGCATCATGTCGGCGCGTTCCCCGCGCTGGAGGATGAGATGTGCGGGCTGATCGCGGGTGGCCGCTATCAGGGGCCGGGGCGATCGCCCGACCGCGCGGATGCGATGGTGTGGGCGCTGGCGGAACTGCTGCCCGGCGCGGTGGGCCGCGCGGGGGTGCGGACGCTGTAGTTGTTATCGCAGGCGTAAGGCGTCTAGGAGGGCTTATGGTTCCAAGGGTTTTGATCGATACGGCACAGGTGCCGGGCGGCGGCGAGATGCGGCTGGTGCAGCGCGGCACGGACTTCTTCATCATGCTCGGCACCGAGGAATTGATGGCGAGCCGGATGAGCGGTTCCGAAGAAGCGCTCGCGACGATGGCGTGCGAGCGGGTGTCAGTGGATGCGCCGCACTTCCTGATCGGTGGTTACGGCATGGGCTTCACGCTGCGCGCGGCGCTGGCGCAGCTCGGCCCCAAGGCGCAGGTTTCGGTGGCGGAACTGGTGCCGCAGGTGGTGGAATGGGCGCGCGGGCCGATGGCGGCGTTCACCGGCGACAGCCTGGGCGATCCGCGCGTTGCCATTATCGAGGACGATGTCGGCGCGGTGATCGCCGAGGCGCGCGGGACGTATGACGCGATCCTGCTCGATGTCGACAACGGCCCGGACGGGCTGACCAGGCGCGGCAACGACCGGCTGTATTCGCCGCGCGGGCTGGAGGCGGCGCGGGCGGCGCTGAGGCCGGGCGGGGTGCTGGCGATCTGGTCGGCGGCGCCGGACGTGAAGTTCGCGCGGCGGCTGCGCGAGACGGACATGGCAGTGGACGAGGTGACGATCCGCGCGCGTGCCAGCGGCAAGGGCGCGCGCCATGTGATCTGGTTCGCGAAGAAGGTCTAGCAGCCGGGTTCGCCTCCTCCGGCGAAGTTTATCGACGTTCCGTAATCCGACTCCGGCCTTCGCCGGGGACGGTGGAGTTGTGCGCGCTCGGCGCGACGTGCCTCTGATTTAGGACATCATCCATGAAACTCTTCGGCTGGAAATCGGCCGGGCGCGACGTGCGTCCGGTGCTGGCGCGCTATGGCTTGTGGACGGGCGACAGCGTGGGCGGCGAATGGAGCGACGATTATGTCGCGCAGGCTCGGCAGGGTTATTGCCGCAACGCCATCGCGCAGCGATCGGTGCGGCTGGTGTCGCAGGGGCTGGCGGGTGCGCCGGTGGAGGCGTCCTCGCCCGAACTGCTCAGCATCGTGGTGGCGCGCTCGGGCGGGCAGGCGCTGCTCGAGACGGTGGCGGCGCATCTGCTGCTGCACGGCAATGCGTACGTGCAGATCATGACCGATCCCGCCGGCGAGGTGGCGGAACTGTTCGCGCTGCGCCCCGAACGGGTCAGCGCGGAGGCCGATGCGGGTGGCTGGCCGGTGGCGTATCGCTACCGCGTGGGCGAGCGGGTGACGCGGCTGATCGCGGACGGGCCGCGCCCCGAGGTGGTGCACCTCAAAAGCTTCCACCCGCTCGACGATCATTATGGACTGGGGTGTCTGGGCGCGGCGGCGGGGGCGATCGCGTTGCACAATGCGGCGGCGCGCTGGAACAAGGCGCTGCTCGACAATGCGGCGCGGCCATCGGGTGCGCTGGTGCATGATCCGGGCGACGGATCGGTGCTGTCGCGCGAGCAGTTCGAGCGGTTGCGCGCGGAGATGGAGGCGGGCTTTGCCGGTGCCGCCAACGCCGGGCGGCCGATGCTGCTGGAAGGTGGCCTGAAGTGGCAGGCGATGAGCATGACGCCCGCCGACATGGATTTCGTCGGGCTGAAGGCGGCGGCGGCGCGCGAGATCGCGTGCAGCTTCGGGGTGCCGCCGATGCTGCTCGGCCTGCCCGGCGACGCGACCTACGCCAATTACAAGGAGGCGAGCCGGGCGTTGTGGCGGCTCGCGATCCTGCCGCTGGCGGACACGATCTTCGCCGGGCTGGCGCAGGGGCTGGCGGGCTGGTTCGAGGCGCCGTGGCTGCGGGTGAACGTCGACAAGGTGACCGCGCTGGCCGAGGACCGCGAGCGGTTGTGGGCGCAGGTGAGCGCGGCGGAATTCCTCAGCGATGACGAGAAACGCGCGATGTTGGGCCTCGCGCAGGCAGGAGGTGCGGCATGACCAAGGGTGCGGTGCTGGCGCAGTTGATGGCGCAGGGGCAGGCGGAGGGCGGTGATCTGGTGACGCTGCGCGCGATCGCCGACGAGGCGGGCGAACTTGGCGCGAGCCGGGCGCTGGCGCGGCTCGGGCTGGATGATGCCGGCGCGGCCAAGGACATGGCGGAATTGCGCGAACTGCTCGGCGCGTGGCGCGATGCCAAACGTTCGGCATGGAAGGCGGTGCTGGGTTGGGCGGTGCGGATCGGCGGTGCGCTGCTGCTCGCCGGTCTGGCGACACGCTTCGGGTTCTGGGACTGGGTCAAGTGACGCGCTTCGCCGGCTATGCGGCGGTGTTCGACCGCGCGGATCGCGGTGGCGACGTGGTGCGCGGTGGCGCGTTCGGCGCGGTCGGGCCGGTGCGGCTGCTGTGGCAGCACCGGGGGCAACCAGTCGGTGTGATCGAGCAGGCGGGCGAGGATGCGCGCGGGCTTCGCGTGATCGGGCGGATCGACGATCCCGATCTGGCGCGGCTGGTGCGCAGCGGCGCGGTGTCCGGCCTGTCGTTCGGCTACCGCGTGCAGGCGGCGACACGCGGGCGCTACCGCGAGCTGACCGCGCTCGATCTGGTCGAGGTCAGTCTGGTCGCGCAGCCGATGCAGCCGCTCGCACGGGTCCACGCGGTCGCCTGAACGGCGCGCGAAAACACACACGATTTTACAGGTTCA